GTGTTAACCGATAAAAAATTAAAGAGTTTAAAGCCAGAAGATAAGCTATATAAGGTAGCTGATCGTGACGGTTTGTATGTTGCTGTTACAAAAACTGGCGCTATATCATTTAGATATGATTACCGCTTTAACGGGCGTAGAGAAACCATAACTTTTGGACGCTACAGCGATGACGGTATTACACTTGCGGAAGCAAGAGAAATGCTAATCGATGCCAAAAAGACGCTGAATGCAGGCGTATCACCAGCTTCACAGAAGCGTGACGGTATTACAAAGCGCAAAGTAGGGTTAACTCTGAAAGACTATACCGTCAAATATCTATCAGAAACCCGTTTCGCAGACAGCACGCTAGATATGAAGAAGGCCATTGTCGAAAGGGATCTATATCCAACACTGGGTAAACTACAGCTAGAAGAAATTACAACACAAAAGGTTAGGGCCTTATGTGAAAAAATTAAAGAACGTGGCGGTAATTCTACAGCATTGCAGATACGTGAAATTGTTGGCTCTGTGTTCGACTACGTTATTGATCGTGGTTATGAGATAGAAAACCCAGTTAGCAGTATCAAGGCTTCCTCAATTGCTACTTTTGAGGCGCGTGATAGAGCAATGACAGCAAAAGAAGTTGGAATATTTTTTAATGAGTTAGAAAATTATAGCTGTTATCCAACGCTGAAATTAGCCGTTAAGTTCGTGATATTAACTATGGTTAGAAAAAGTGAGTTTATAAAAGCGACTTGGAGTGAAATAGATTTTGAAGAAATGGCTTGGGTCATACCTAAGGATAGAATGAAAGGACGAAGGGCGCACGTAATTTATTTATCTGAGCAAGCCTACGATATTCTCATAGGCTTAAAAGCTTGTGCGATGGGAAGTGAATATTTGATACCAGGTAGACATGATGTTAGTAAGCATATGTCTAGTGCGGCATTAAATAATGTGATTACTGGTGTTATTAAACGCATTAATGCGAAAGGGATTGATTTTGAACCGCTATCAGTTCATGACTTAAGAAGAACTGCAAGCACATTATTGCACGAGGCTGGTTTTAATTCTGACTGGATAGAGAAGTGCTTAGCCCACGAACAAAAAGGCGTACGTGCTGTTTATAATAAAGCAGAGTATGCCGAGCAGCGCCGCGATATGCTACAACAGTGGGCTAATATGGTGGATGGTTGGATGGAGAAAGAGAAGGGTAGAGTTTAAGAGGTTTATTTTTCTGAGCCTATAACTTTTGTAGCTAATAAAGTTGATAGCATCGATGCACCAACCACCAGCCAGAATATGGAATAAAAAAGCCGCTCAATAATTACTGGGCGGCTATCGTTTTCGGCACCAATTGCAGAGAAAACATAACCTGCAATCCATGCGTATGCTATCAAAATGAACTCAATCAATTGTGGTCTCCTTGGATATAAATTGTGGTCCGGTAAGTTCAATACTGTTATTCGGGCATTCATTGCCCCAAACATCCCAACCTTGTGACATGTCACGCGCAAATAACTCTATGCGACTAACGTCACCGTATAACTGCTCAAGCCTATTTTTAACCTCCCAAGGCTTTTGACTGTGCTCGCCTAAGCAACTAAACACAACCTGTTTAACGCTGGCACTCATGCGCTCCAAGCCGCTGCCGCGAGTGGCTATTAATACATCCTCGCTATTGGCCCTAGTGTAGTTACCACCATTCATTTTGGTTTCTGCATTGAGTAGATCCAGCATGTCATGAAAATCAAACAGGGTTCCATTTTGCAGGGCTTTATCAAAACGCTCATGCGCTAGTGAGTTGAATTTAACCCATGTAAACGCCTTTGATGTGCGCACGGTAAAGCCCCATGCCTTGGCTAATTCAAATGCTTCTTGCACAAAATTGCCAGTGTACCACATGGCAAGAACTGAATTTTCGGCGGCTATTGTATGAACAGGTAGGTGTTTTAAATCAAATAGGCTGGTGGTTTGGTAGTGGTTATTTGCGGCACCGTTGGAAACTTTATTGCTGTATTGCCAAGGGGGATCGCAATAAATAAGATCATATTTTTTCAATCTACCTCCTGAATTTTAGGTATAAAAAACCCTGCTAGTGCAGGGTGGTATTTTAATTTATATCATTACAAAGCTTGCTATTTGTCATCTATTTCACTTAATGATTTTGTTACACGCCATTCTTGAAGTAATAATTTTTTGGAATTTTCTATTGCTTCATCAGATAGACTTAATACCTTATTAAGGTAAGGTTCAAGATTATCATATATACCATTATCAAAACTTGAAAATATTTCATCAAAATTCCATCTTATGTCAATGATATTTTTTCTTAATGATTCTGCTATTTCCTCATTTCTATCTTCCTCTGGAAGATTAAAAGGGAGTAATACATCTAGGTATCTAGAACCAAAATTTATTTTTGAAAATAGAATATACTCCCTTGATTCTGGAGTTATTTGGATTGGCTTGTTTTTTTGTGCATGCAATATATATGCAAGAACCTCAACCCTTAAAGTAAGTGAATCGTGTATAAATTCAGAAACTTTACTTCTAACATCATTTATCCAAGCCTGCCTCATCGGAGCAATATTATTTGTTATCATTTGCTGTCGAAGAGCTTTTTTATCTTCCTTTATCTTCTTGCGAGCTAAAAAATAATTGAGAAAGAAACCTATTCCGCCACTAACAGCAACGATAAACCCTACCGCTTCTTTGTTATCTTTTATTAATGTAATAAAATCGCTCATATCTCCCCCTTATTTAAAGCAGGAATCATACTCACATCCACGTGACTAATCCACTGTCAAAACTCTTCCTTAACTCGCATTTTTGAACTCAATCACCCATACCCACGGATTATTATTCCAGCTTTCTTCTCCGTAGATGGAACGCCAAGTATCTTGCCAAACATGAAAGCCATAAGTTACAGGAATAAAATCATAAAGGCCGCAGCCAATCTCTTTGCAAATATCGCCTAGGGTAGTGGTGTGTAACTGCTGCAACCAAACATCAGTAATTTCAATTTTCCCTTTAATATTACCGTCCTTATCTGCAAAGTTGATAATGTCGCCAATTTCACCATACGGACAATCAACATCAACAAATCCATGTCGCCATGCTGCACATACTTGCTCTGATAGTGTGTAGCCTTCTTGCCATGCGCCTAACTTGCGTAACTCTTCCTCGGTTACTTTTGGCTGTGGCTCAATCGGTCTACGTGTCTGTGTTTTTTTGCCATCCATGACGGCGGCTAACATTGCATCGTTAAACTTGATTCTGTCTTTCATATTCATTCCTCTTATTGCATCTATTTAATCGATATGATTAAAATAATTCATCATTGTTTTTAATTTATGACCTATAGTTAATTTGAACTTTCTAATTATTTTTGTAGTCCTCGCCGATTCTCCCTGTGTCGGCATTTTTTTATCTACTTCCTTGCTAAATTCCATGGCTTAACTATTCTTAAATTGCTTACACAGATAAATTATAAGTTTCATTCCTGCACGTCCCCTTGCCGCCAGCTCCGTGGCGGCTTTTTTATTCATTGCATCCCTGCGAGTTAATGGCGATTCTTTAATCCGTAGTAATAACCTCGCCTTAACCATCTCTCTATTTTCTTTACCACCCCGTGTTTAGCTCTAATTTCGTCAGGAATGCATGATGTATACTCTATTAAATTCAATTGCTTTCTTTTCGTGCCACAATTAATTCCAGCTTTAATGTATTCACTGCGATATTTTTTTAGCCATTCGTCTGAATTGCAGTTGGGACAAGGCCTGCTTTCATCTGAATAATCGTAATAGTCACTATGATTGTCGATATATAAGCGACCTCCGACGCATTTACCTGTCCTATGGCTTCCATAGTTGCACGAGTATTGAGTTTTGTTTTTCATATCTATCTCCTGTTTGCATCCTTGCAAATATATCCTTTGGTTAAATCACATAGGGAAGGGTTAGTAATTCATCCACAGGCATTCGGTTCTGGTTCCAGTACCACGACCTGCAGATATACGGGATTGTTTTGTTACCTTTCGCCAGCTTGATAATTCATCGTTGTACAACTCTGATTCATAGCCACTGATAGCAACCATGCCAGATACTGATTTAAGCACCTGCAGTAGTTCATGATGCTGTTCGGCGGTGAGTTCAAAATTGTAATAACGATTTCGCATTACTCTGGTGGATGGAACGTAGGGGGGATCTACATAAAACAAGGTATCAGCGCTGTCATGCTGCTTAATTAATTCTGTAGCTGGCTTGTTCTCTATGATCACACCTTGCAACCGACTACATACAGCGGCTAGGTTTTCAGGGTATTTAGCCCAAAGATGTGAAGCGACTGCATACTTGCGCTTACTATCAGAGCGAAAACCTGATGTTCCACCTGATGAAGCAGCGGAACCAAACCCCATACATGCACGAACAACCATTCGCCTAGCACGTTCAATAGGATCATTAATATTAATTCTGGCCAGTTCGAACTCGTGACGTGAATAAGGCGTCAAGTAACAAGCATGTTGTAGCTGTTCATTCATTGCTTTATCACGGTAACACCTGAAATAAATTAACGACCTCACTATCTAAATCGTTATAAACCTCAGCGTAGCTAGGTTCTTTCTGCATTAAAACACCAGCCGCGCCCCCGAACGGTTCAACATAGCAACGGTGGTCAGGAAAGTGGCTAATCACCCATTTAGCTAAGCGAAACTTGCTACCATGGTAGCGTATTACTGGATGCTTGATAGTCATTGCTTGGCCTTTTTTGCACCGGGTGCTTGTCTGGCTTGCTTTATGTTTTCTTCGTCTTCTTTGTATAACGTAGGATTGGCGATACAGGATTCTATATAGGCGTTTGCTTCCTCTAACCTGTAACAAAATTGGCGAGGACCTAAGTATATTTTCTCAAGTATTTTTTCTTTATTGAGAGCGTCGAGCCTAGTTCTACCTAGTCCTGTTATCTGCTTAAATAAATCGGATGATATAATTTTTCCCATGGCGCCAAGCTCAGTAATGCCGATGCTGCGTAATTCATTTAAATTCATAATTTCCCCTAAGGTGGGGCGAACCCCACCACAAGTTTATTATTGGTATTCGTCTTTCATGTCGTTCAGCGTCAAACTGAATGAATCGAACAGCTCATCGCCAAGTTTGCGTTTATTGGCATTAAGGAATTGAAAAACCTTTTCGAAAGCTGCTTTAGCTTCTGGTGAGCCACCAGCAGGCAGGCTGTTAATTTGTGCCTCAAGGTTGTTATTTGCATCGATGCGGTGATAAGCCTGAACCGCTTTGTTTTTCAACTCTGTGAAAAGAGCGGTACCGAGTGATGATTTGAGTTCATCAATCTGTAATCGAATTTCTTTTACTTCATCTAGTGTTGAAGCATCAGTAATTGATTGGCGCAGTAATTCAGGGTTAAAACCATCATCAACAATTTCACCAGTAATTACATCGCTGTCGCCGCTGGTGGCTTCGTGATGCTGATCAGGCTCATTTTGCTGAGTAATTTCATTAAGACTTACACGCTCTTTTGGTGGTGTAACATCTTTGATAGTACGTTCTTCAAGTTCATCTGGCGTATAAACCCCCATGATCACCTCAGGGCAATACAGGCGCGACCAGTATTTAACAGCCAAGTAAGCAATTTGTTGCTTCGGCATGGTTTTCCATAGCGGTGAGTTACGCGTTTGTACATCAGCTAAGTAAACCGGTTCACCGTACGTAATTTCCGTTTCACCTCTGAGAACTGCACCAACACGAATATATAAACCTGATTCGTCACGATTTTCTTTTACACCTACAATTTTTTCCCAGTCACCGCCATATTCGTAATGGAATCTGCCATCAACAACTTTTGAGCTAGTGATAACCGAATTAACTAGTTGCGCTTCATAGCCAAGCGTGCCATTTATTAAATGTGTTTTTTGCCCTACAGCAAAAGGGTCCATTCCCCAGCGAGACGCTTGCATTACAATAGCTAAACAATCGGCAGGTTTGCCCTGTAAATGTTTAGGTACCGTTGCTGAGCCTGATGCCATTAAATCAGCAATACGGATAACACAATTCATTGCTTCTGGATTAAAAAGAAGTGACATGTTATTCATGACACTGGTTTGCGGTTGGTTACTTAAAGCAACTTCTGACATGATGATTACCTCTAAATTGATAAGCGCCACGCAGTAAGCAGGGCGCTAGAATGGATTAAGCTTCTAATTGAAGTTCTTCTAACTTGCGTGTTTCAAAGTCAGTAAGATTAATGGTGAGTGTTTCGGTAACTGGTGCGGGCCATACGCCAGTGTTCATTGAGTTATTGATATCGCGCAGCGTCTTTTTGTACTCCAAGCGACCGAGCTCTAATAACTCTGGCGATGCCTCAACTATTGCAACCCAGTGGTAATTTTCGTCTTTGTTGACGAATATCCAGAAGAACTGGTCTAGCATGGCGATATCGCAGTACATTGCAGCGCTGACATGGTAATCACGGGTAATGATTTCCTTGCGTATCATTGATGTGATTGCATCCTGCTTATATCGTCCTAATGAAGCTGATTTAAGGTCAAAACCAACTCTTAGGTTTTCGTCATACTGGATCTCTAAGTCAGGCCGTACGCGAACCTCTAAACCTGTATCATCGTCGATACCGTAATAGCTAACTTCAACTGCACGGTTAGGGTGAGTTACCAGCTTACCAGCCTCTGGATGGTCAAATACGGCTTGCTGCATTGCCTTTCCTAAACGGTACTGATCACCTGTAATGCGAATGCGCGATTCATCAGCTTGCCATGCGCTGATTAAATCATCTTCAAACACTGCGTCAGGCTTAACGGCTTTAACGGAGGCGGCTAACTCTTCTTTCTTGCCTGTTAATTTAAGCTGCTCTGCTTTTGGCTTGTCAGCGTTATATTCACGTATGAAGGTTTTAATTGAGTCCGTATTAGTAAACGCACCAGCAGGAATAGTAGGGGCTAGGCTAAATTCATCTTCAACCTTTTCAGGTTCTAAAACTAAGGTGTGAAATAAGCTACCAAAGTCTAAGGCCTCTGAACGCTCACGCTGGATAACCTTGCTGATGTGGCGGCGCTCATAGTACATCAAGCTGATACGGCCATCTTTCAACATAGTGCTGCTAATGCCGTTTGATGAATGGTAATCATCATTTGAAATATCTGTATAACGCCCTGGTTCAAAGTAAGGCGGTTCATTTACGGGGCATTCTTCAATAATTTTCGGTTCTACATTACCAATTTGTTTATCTTCACTGGCGTGAGTAATCACATCAGGCTTAGTAGGTTCGGTAACTTCCTCTTTGTCTGGTGATACCAAGGACTGAAAGTATTTTTTACGGTCAACATTAGAACGGAATTTATCAGGGTTCTTAATGATATGAATGTAAGCATTGATGATGTCGTTATTGTGTAAAAACATCAGCTTTGGCGTTGCTGTGGTGGTAATGCTTAATTCAAAAGCCACTTTTTCGTATTGCTCAAACTCTTCGCTGGTGGCTGTTTTGTTTAAGTGATTAGTTAGCTTATCAATATTTTCAGGTGTGTTAATGTCATTAGCCATTAAGATTGCGCTAACAATATTGCTTAACTTGCGTTGTTCAAATTGCTCTTGTTCTTGATTGCTCATTAGATAATTCCTTGTCGGTTTGAATTGCTATCCAAGTGACGAAAGCCCACTCGATACCATCTTTAAAGTTTATGAACTCTTGTCTTTTTCCACGTACGATAAATACATGGAAACCATTTTCGATAAAAAACATCATTTCAATCACCTTTGATAAACAAATTGTTTATGTTTGTGGCGTGAAAAAAAATCCAGCTAAAACAGCTAGATTGATTAATATTGTCACTGTCCAAATCTTGCATTCCGAATCTACGGGTTAGCTAAGACATTCTGCGGCTCACAGAATTTAGGAGTGTGATAGCCATTCTGTATTGTTAAAGAGCGTTAACCTTGTGGGTTAATATGAGATAAAGAATAAACCATAAACGATAGTTGTCAACTGTTAAAAACAAATAAATAACCATTTCGTTTATCTTTCGTGTGAATAAAAAAGCCAGCTCGAGGCTGGCTGTAAATGTAATGCTTTGTTTTACTTTTCGTTTTTACTAATTATGAACTCAATAAAGTCTTGTATCTTTTCTTTTTCGTTATCGGGCAATGCCGCAAATTTTTTATGATCGTAGTGAAGAACATCTGAATCATCTTTAGACATGAGTAATTCGTATGGCTTCCTGCCTAGTGCGTCCGCAATTGCTGCAACGCTATCTACGGTAGCGCTGGACTCATTTTTGATAATGCGGTTTACAGTGGCTTGGCCTAAACCGGATTTAACTGATAACTGGGCCTGTGATTTAAAGCCATCGATTAGCATGAATGTTGTTATGTTATCACCAAGTATGCGCCCAATATCGGTAGGCTGGCGGGCTAATTCATCGGCAATCTGTTCAGCAGGGACATTCAAGTGATCCTTGTCCATGTAATATTTAGGCAGCTTAGTAAGGTGCTCAATCTTTCGGGCAATAGGATCGCTAAGCGAACGATGGCTTTTCATGTCAGAGGACATTAAATAACGAGAAATGACGTTAGGAGCGCAACCCAATGCTGTAGCTAAGCTCTTTTGCTTCCCTTCATAATGCTTTTCTATAACGAATACCAGATTGTCTCTCCTGATATCTTGGATGCTTTTCACGGTGTCTTTCCTTTGTGTGTATTTTGTTCGATATTGTTTATTCTGTTTATCTATTAAATATCAAATTAACCTTTGAGGTAAATTCCCAATTTGTTTATCATTATTTCAATCCATGGTTCATGTTTATCTTTTTGGGTGGTTAATATGGCATTTACAGACTTCAAAACATTCTGGAATGGTCTATCTAAACGTGAGCGCCAGCAATTTGCAGACAGCGCAAACCTGACCGTTCAGTATATTTCTATTCATCTGCGTTATTGCAGTCGTAGCGTATCATTGAAGACAGCGAAGCGATTACAGAAAGCGCTTAACGAATTCGATATAGAGCTAACGCTAGAACAAATAGCAGACAAATTTATGAAGTAAATCACACTAGGCCGCGAAAGCGGTCTTTTTACGATTAGTGAGATAAACAATAACGTTTAAATGGTTGATTATTTTTTCTGTAGCGTATAATCTTACTGCACACATAACTGTAATAGAGGTTTTCAATGAAAGTTATTACTAGAAAAGAAGCAGCAACTAATGGGTTATCTCGCTTTTATACGGGTAAAGCCTGTGTACATGGGCATATTGCGGAGCGCTTTGTAAGTAATGGTGTTTGTGTTGAATGTGCTGCTAAGCACGCTGCAAATTACCGTGAAAGTGTTAATAGCATTCTAAAGCAGGCAAGAGAAATGAGGGCGTGTCAATGAGTAAGAAACGAATTGGCCTAACAAAGAAAATACGTTTTGAAGTTTTTAAACGTGATGGCTTTACCTGTCAATACTGCGGTGATTCTGCGCCAAAGGTAGTGCTTAATGTTGATCATATTATTCCAGTCAGTGCTGGTGGTGATAACAATATGATGAATTTGATAACCTCCTGCTTTGATTGCAACCAAGGGAAAAGAGACCGATTAATAAGTGATGATTCACTCATTACTAAACAGTTGTCGCAAGTAAAAGAAGTTAGTGATAAGCGAGAACAGCTACTAATGATGCTTGCTTGGCGTGATGAGTTAATCAAATTCACGGAAGAGCAGGAATTAATTGTTATCCAAAAAATTGAAGAACTGATACCAGGTAAAGCAATAACTGACAGTGGAAAGAAAACTGTTAAGAAGTGGCTATCAAAGTATACAGCAGAAGAAATTATAACCGCAGCAGATTTATCAGCGGAGCAAAAGTTAGATGTTGAAATTACAGCGGAAAGCGCTAGTGAGTTTTTCTCTTATATACCAAGAATAGCATCGATGAGAAGAAACCCTCCTGAATATGCAAGGCTTTATTACGTAAGAGGAATACTAAGAAATCGCGTACATGTAAATGAAAATGTAGTTATGGGGCTGCTAAAGGATTGGGTTGATAGTGGGCTTGAAATTGATGACTTGGAAGAGCTAGCTAAAACAGTTCGTTCATGGACTCAATTTAGAGAAACTGTAGAGACGTTTACACATGAAAACAGTTCAGGGGGTTGATATGGCTCGCATAAGAACCATTAAGCCGACTTTTTGGACTGATGAGGACATGGCTGACATTTCAGAGGCGGCATGTTTACTGGCGATTGGTTTATTAAATTATGCAGATGATGAGGGATATTTCAATGCTAATCCAAAACTCATTAAAGCCGCTGTTTTTCCTATACGGGAGACCTCCGGTAGTATTCCGGTACTACTACAGGAGCTTTCCAACTGTGGTTATATTAGCTTATTTTCTGCTCAAGATGGTAAGCGTTATGGACTGATAAATAATTTCACAAAACATCAGGTCGTTAATAAGAAAACTCCCAGTAAAATCAAAGAACTAAACCTACTACCGGAAAACTACGGTAGTGATACCGGAGGACTACCTTTAGGAAAGGAAGGGAAAGGAAATATAAAACCTCTCTCTAATACGCGCGAGGATAATTTTCAATCTGATCCGAATGCCAATAATTCTATCTTGAACGGTCGTGTTCCAGCTGGTGGTTTTGGTGTGAATGATAAATTTGTGATGTATCACGGCTGGGAGCCTGATCAGGATTTTACGCAAAAGGCCGCGTACTGGGGAACGATACTCAAAGAGCCGTTACAGCCTCATGAGCTAGCCGAGTTTATAACCTACTGGGGGGCAGAGGGAAAAGCCAAAACACACGAGCAATGGGAACTAGCCCTTGCTAAAGGCTTGAAACATAGTCGATTGAAAAACGAAAAGGTGGTGAAAAATGGGGCAGGTCAGAGAACTAAGATCGATAGCCAATTCGCAGGAAAGCCAAAAGCGATGCAGGAATTCTTACAGCACGTCCTCGATGAATACGGGCAAGACGCTGTTGACGCTTTGGTTGAAGATGATCGAAATCTACGGCGACAAATGGAAAAACAAGAATGGCACGGAACCGTCATTGATGTGGAAGCAAGCGCTAAGCGCATTGAGTGATCAGCAACTGGACGGACTGTTTAAATTCTGTATCGACCGCTGCATGAATGGTAACCCATGGCCACCAGAGTTATCAGACGTGATTGTCGCGTTATCTGGTGAAGCGGCTAAGCATAATCCCTTTGGGCTTGATCCTGACGAACAGCTTAGAGATTTTTTAACCTACTGCGCTAAGCGCAATAACTACCAGAGCGCTGAAATGTACCCATTCAAACACCCAGTTCAGTACTGGATGTTTACAGACCTCAGAACCCAAATGCTTGAACATCGATTGACTGATATCGAATGCGAGAGACGATTAGCTAAAATGCTTGCCAAGTGGACTGAGCGAGTTCACAAGGGGGAAACTGTACCGAGACCAACGCTAAAGGTTGAGGATAAAACTAGACCACCGCCAGCGTGGATGGAATTACTAGAAAAAAGTAAACAACGGGCACAATAAGATTCAAAGGTTATCAAAATCGTTAGCAGGATTAACATACAGGCGCTTTTGATATGCAGGATGATAAATCCCATAGGTTGAATGTGAAAATCAAATGTAGAGCGTTACAGAGCGTTTTAAAGGGTGGTAAGAAAATCAATTCTTACTGATTTTTTATGGTTGAAAAGATAAACAAATTGTTTGTATTAACCGTATGGGTTAATCGAATTCGAGGTAATGGTTATGTTATTTCAAGACAGAGTGATTGAAGTCCTTAAATCAGGCAAGAGTATGTCGATAAAAGGCCTACGTGCCTACTTTGAAAGTAATGGTGTTAAGGCTTCGTACAACACAGTTAAGTTCGCATTAGGGCAACTTGAATACTTTGATGTGATTTCACTGGTAACCGTTGAAGAGGATGGAGTTAGAGCGTTTGGCTACAAATTGAATGATAACTATGAGGCTGGATTAGCTAAACAGGCAAGCAGCGGTCAACGGCACAAGGTGAGAACTAGCAAACCAAGCAAACCCAAAAAAGCCAAAGCCCCCGTAGTGGTGCCTGAATATGGCCCATGGTGCCAAACAGGAGAGCCAGCGCGATTACAAATCATGCTCAATGAATTACTGGCGAAGCCAAGGGCGAAGCGCATCAAGCGAGGTTTGGATGTATGAAAGCCCTTGAATACCCAATTGTGCCCGTACCTAAGCCGCGTATGACACAGCGTGATAAGTGGCAGAAGCGACCAGCGGTAATGCGTTATAGAGCCTTCTGTGACGAAGTGAGAGAAAGGGGCATTAATCTTCCTGAGAGTGATTATCACGTGATTTTTGTTATGCCTATGCCGAAGTCATGGAGCAAGAAAAAACAGGCTGAAATGGACGGTAAGCCCCACCAGCAGAAGCCAGACAAGGACAACCTAGAAAAAGCCTTACTGGACGCTATCTTTGACGATGATTCCCGTATCTGGGATGGGCGCGTTTCCAAAGTATGGGGAACTACTGGAATGATAACGGTAATGTTACCGGAATAATCGACAAATCATGAACTTGTTACCAGTTGGTAAATAAGTGATTGAAATTACTAAATTAGAAATGAATAAGGTAATTAATTATGAAACTGAAAGTTAACCGCAGAACATTGCTTGCTGTCATGGAATGCATGGCTATTCGTGACGTGCGTTATTACCTAAATGGCATTTGTTTTTTGCCTGATGGGAAAATTGCAGCAACAAACGGGCATATGCTCGCATACGGGCAACATGATAATGAAATTGACAATGAAGTGATTCTATCTGTTGGGGCATTACCAAAAAAAATATTTGATTATGCAGAATTCGATACTGAGGAGGGAATAGTAAAACTATATACCGAATCTGGGCTTGTTGCAGGTGTGGCTTTGTGTAGCGTTATTGATGCGAAATATCCAAACATTAATCGACTTATAGACTCGACGGAAAAGAAGGATGAGCAACTACCATCGGTTATAGGTATTAATGCTGGTTACATGGCCAAATTAGAAAAAATAGCAAAATTTGTTAACCCAAAGCTGCCTGCATATCAAATACGAATTAAAACGGCTGTAGATGCTGTTATTTGTGAAGTTAACAACCCATGGGAAACGCCTGTAACCGTATTGATAATGCCGATGCGTTTGTAACATAAGCGCCGTGGGAAAACAGTAGTTAAACAAGTTTCGTTATTTTGAGGGGTAGGCAATGGGCAGTGAGTTGAAAAATATAAAATTAGAAGCAGATGGCGAGTTTGTTTCTTTCGCTGGTACCGATGATGTTATTTGCGAGATTGCTTCTGGTTCATATGAAAGTGACGACAGGTTGGCAATGCTATTCGCGGCTGCGCCAGAGCTATTAGAGGCTTTGATTTATTTAACTGAAAGCGCCAAAGAAGCTATTGATGGCCTAGGTGACTTATCAGACGCAATAGACGCAGCCAAAGCAGCAATCGCTAAAGCAACTGGAACAAAGGGGTAATGGCATGAGTGATGATTCAAGAAAACGGATATATGGGCCTGTAGGTGGCATTATTACCATTCCGCCGAAAAATGAAGCGCTAACAATACGTGATCAGTTCGCCATGGCAGCTATGCAGGGAATTCTATCAAACGAAGCCATGATTGCGGTTGTGATTGAAGAGTCAGCAGTGTGGGTATCGCGTGAAGCTTATCTCATGGCTGATGCAATGCTGAAAGCTAGGGGCAAATAACCATGGCAGATATCGATGGAATCCACTTGGCTTACCGTGTGCTTGATGGTGATGAAATGAAAGACTCATTCACTTATGAAGAAATGCACGCAGTTTGTTGCTACCTAGACCGTGTAGTGCTTGAAAACCTCGCGCTTGTCCAACAGAAGTCTGTGGCATTCATGGATAGCGAAGGCGAGGTAATTAGCGCAGTTAAGAAAGAGTTTGAGCTGTTAACGGGCGGCAATCACGTTGGTTTCGATATTCCGTTAATTCAACTAAATAAACAATCGTGACATGTCACGAGAGGTGAATATGGAAAATGATAACTGGATTAAGTGTAGTGATTCTCTACCTGAATTGGATACGCCAGTATTTGCAGGTTGGTTTTGGCGTGATGAGTTTGTATGGCACGTATTCATGCGTTCAGATTCATGTGGTGAAGGCTGGGTGTGGTCGCGCTCTAATTTCGTGTTTATTAGTGATAATGATGATTTTGCTGAAGATAGCGACTATTCGATGATAACTCACTGGCAGCCGTTACCGGAGCCGCCAACACAGGAGGTTAGTAATAATGATTAAACGTTATTTGTGGTATTTGCTGCGTTCTGGTGCGTGTTCGCTGTAGCTGTGGGGATGTTATTCAATGGCTAAATCACCAGCAGAGCGCAAAGCAGCGCAACGTAAACGCCAGCGTGATGCTGGCCTTGTTACTCCGCAGTGGCAGGTTGAAGCCGAAGAACACGAAATGATTAAGCGTAATTGTGCATTGCGTAGACCAGGGCGCGAACCGTACGACGAATCGGAATACATTCAAATGCTCATACGTAACGATGATGCAAGGCTCAAGCGTGAGATTGAGGAGCTATCAAAGCGGTGTTGCGGTAAGTGTGGTGAGCAGTTACCAGTAGCTAATTGCTGCCTATCTGGTGCCGCTGAATGCTGGAATACTAAAGGGTGGCATGAGATTAAATTGGAGGTAGAATAACAAGGGTTAAGCAAAGGGGAATTATATGTCATTGGAAATAACAGCTTTACCGATTGCAGCCTTAATTACATCTACAGTTGCCGTGTCATTATTTGTATTTAAAGAAGGATTGGAAATCTGGAAAAAAAGCAAGGAAAAGAAAGCAAAGATAAATGCTATTAGGGATATAGCAGCTAGAGAGGCGTTTAATCTAACAAGAGAAATTGAGTTATTTATTCAACTAAAAAGTATGTTAAATGGCTCAAAAGATGTTGAATTTATTGAATCTCATGGTAGCGAATGGATGCAATTTTGTTTTAATTATGAATCAAGTTCGCGTTTTGTGCTCATTCCTAAATACTCAACGATGTTTAACCACTTATTTTTGGTTGAATCAGCAAAGGCTTCGCGCGAGTTATCTAATTCACTGCATAATTTAAATATGGCGATATTTAATATCTCTATGGTTAGGGATTCTTGTATAGGATACGTAAAAAACAAGGATTATGAAGGATTTAATGACGCTGTTGATTTTATACTCGGGATAGAATCTGATGATGGTAACGACATGGTCTTATCGTTCCTATCAACAATAGATAAATTTAAGGTGGAAATGGAAAAGTTTAATGGGTTTAATGATATTTACTCAACCTTGAATTCTCATTATAGACCTTAATACAATAAGGTTTGAATGTTATCTTTTAGTTGGTCATAATAACCGCAGAGGTGATGATTATGACCACAAAGAAACCACGTAAGCCACCAGCCAGAAAACCTACGCCACTTAATGCTCAAATGGAGCGCTTCTGTCAGGAATATATCAAAGCCCCTGATAATCAAACCAATGCAGCGCTAGCAGCAGGCTATGCCGAAGTTAGCGCCTGTAAGCGTGCATCACAGCTTATGAAAGACCCTCGCATAATTGACCGTATCGCACAACTCATGCAGCAGCGTAATAAACGCAAGAAGCTAGACGCTGACAGCGTGTTAGAGAGATTGGTTAATATGCTTGATGCGGATATTGCCGACATACTCACTAATACGGGTGATATCAAGCCAATAAAAGATTGGCCTGCAGTATGGCGAAAAAGTATTAATGCATTCGAAATAGCCGTCATTGATGAAAGAGTTACTGTTAAGAAAGTGAAGCTGTTAGATAAATTGCGCGTACTTGAAATGGTCGGTAAGCACGTAGACGTTAACGCATTCCGTGAACGCTATCAGGTCGATGTAACTATTTCCCTTGCTGATAAGTTGGCAGCAGCCCGTAAGCGTGCCACTGGTGGTGAGCAATGATTGATACCATGTCGCCAGAAGAGCAACTGATTAACGATATCGGCATGTTTACTCATGACCCGTTAAGTTATGCTCTGTACGCATTTCCGTGGGGTGAGGCTGGTACCGAACTTGAAAATGCTAATGGGCCTCGTCAATGGCAAGCGGAAGCGCTGAACGAAATAGGTGAGCACCTGCGCAACCCTGAGACACGACACCAGCCGTTACAGCTTGCTAGGGCATCAGGTCACGGTATAGGTAAATCTGCATTCATATCGATGATTATTAAGTGGGGCATGGACACCTGCGAAGATTGCAAAGTGGTTGTCACTGCCAATACAGAAAACCAGTTACGCACTAAAACATGGCCAGAAATTGCAAAATGGCAGCGCCTATCTATCACTAAAGATTGGTTTACCTGCACCAAAACCGCTATCTACTCCAATGACCCTAATCATGCTAATGCTTGGCGTGCTGATGCTGTGCCATGGTCGGAGAACAATACGGAAGCATTCGCAGGGCTACACAACCAAGGCAAGCGCATCATTCTGATTTTCGATGAAGCCTCTAACATTGCGGATCTAGTATGGGAAGTAGCTGAAGGAGCTTTGACGGATGAAAACACAGAAATTATCTGGATAGCATTTGGTAACCCGACACGTAATACAGGCCGCTTCCGCGAGTGTTTTCGTAAGTTTAAGCACCGTTGGAAAACCAAGCAGATTGACAGCCGCACGGTTGAAGGCACTAACAAAGAGCAAATTGATAAATGGATTCAAGACTACGGTGTTGATGATGACTTTGTTAAGGTGCGTGTTCGCGGTATTTTCCCATCTACATCTGAAAAGCAATTTATACCTACTGGACTAACTGATGCAGCCATGAAGCGCACAGTAACACAGGCCGAAGTATCACACGCGCCAATTATCATAGGCGTTGACCCTGCATATTCTGGCGATGATGATGCCGTAATCTATTTGCGCCAAGGGCTACATAGCAAGTGTCTATGGACTGGTAGTAAAACCATTGATGATGTGATTATGGCTAAGCGCATTGCCGACTATGAGGATCAGTACGGCGCTGATGCTGTTCATATCGACTTTGGTTACGGTACTGGAATTCAATCTGTTGGTATGAATTGGGGGCGAAATTGGCAGCTTGTATCATTCAATGGTGCTTCGACTGACCCACAAATGCAGAACAAGCGCGGTGAAATGTACAACAATGTTAAGTCATGGCTCAAGATAGGTGGGGCTATTGACGATCAAGAGGTGGCTGATGATTTATCAACACCAGAGTACAAAGTACAGCTTAGCGGTAAAATTTTGCTTGAAAAGAAAGAGGATATAAAAAAACGCATTGGACGCTCACCAAATAAAGGTGATGCGTTAGCACTAACATTTGCTTACCCAGTCACCAAAAAAGAACGCAATAACATTTCTATATCTAGTCAGGGCAGTCACGTTGTTAGTGATGCTGATTACGACCCGTACGCCTAACTAACAGGCAAAAAAAGCCCTCACAGCGAGGGCAAATGTAAGCAAAGGAAAGTCACTTGATAACGGGCAAAGGAATATCTGAATAACAACCGATAACCAAAATGTATATCTTGGTTTTATATTTGTCAAATAAGATATACAATAAATCATAAAGTATATTATTGTTTATTTTATCGAGGTGTTATATGTGCGGAAATATCCTAGGTGGCACTCCCAAGATTAAAACCCCTCCACCAGTTCAGGCAGCGCCACAAGAACAGGACGAGGCTGTAGTAGGTTCGCGTGATGAAGAGCTACGCCGTCGCCGTGCTGCCGCTGGTCGTAAGTCAACATTGCTAACAGGTGCGCAGGGTACAACCAATGCAGCATCTACCAGCGGTAAAACGCTACTTGGTCAGTAACCTAACGGGGGGCGGTATGAGTTTAAAGCAAGATTTATTAAAACAACTCTCACAGCTTAAGAATGAGCGCCAATCATTTGAGCCGCACTGGAAAGAGCTTGCAGAGTATACGCGCCCTCGTAGCACTCGTTTTAACACATCAGAAGTTAATCGCGGTGATAGACGTAATACGAAAATCATCGACCAAGAAGCGGCAAAATCAGAGCGTACTTTATCAAGTGGCATGATGTCAGGGATAACTAGCCCTGCCCGTAAGTGGTTCCGTTTGGCTACACCAGACCCTGACATGATGAACTATAGCCCTGTGAAAATGTGGCTTGAAGTTGTTGAGCAGCGCATGAACGAAGTGTTCAATCGTTCCAACATCTATCAGTCATTGCCTCAGACTTATTCCGATATCGGCACCTTTGCCACCAGCGCACTAGCTGTTCTGGAAGATAACGAGCGCGTCATTCGCACTGTACCTTTTCCAGTGGGTAGCTATTACATTGCTAATGGACCTGACTTAACAGTTGATACCTGTTTCCGTGAATTCAGCATGACAGTGCGTCAACTGGTAATGGAGTTCGGGCTAGACAATGTGAGTGGGCAGGTTAAAAGCCTGTGGGACTCTGGCAACTATAGCCAGTGGATTACTGTTATTCATTCAGTCTACCCAAATTTAAACCGCATCAGCGGCAAGTTGGACGCTAAGAACAAGCTGTTTAAATCCGTTTACTTTGAAATGGGTGGAGATAGCGACCGTGTTCTACGTGAATCTGGCTTTGATGAGTTCCCAATTATGGCGCCACGCTGGGAAGTGAACGGCGAGGATGTCTACGGCTCATCATGCCCCGGCATGATTGCATTGGGTAGCGTGAAAGCATTGCAGTTATTACAACGCCGCAAAGCACAGCAGATTGATAAAGTAACCAACCCACCTATGCAAGCGCCTGCCTCAATTAAGAATCAGCGCATTTCCCTTGTGCCTGGTGGAATAACTTATCTGCCCATGGCTGGCGCTGACCAAATGATTAAACCGATATTCCAAGTGCAAGCCGACATTAACGGCTTGATTGCTGACATTGGCGATACTCGCAATCAAATCAAAGAAGCCTATTTCTCTGACCTTTTCATGATGATGCAGTCTGTAAACACACGCTCAATGCCCGTTGAGGCAGTAATTGAAATGCGTGAAGAAAAGCTGCTCATGTTAGGGCCTGTCTTGCAGCGTTTAGATTCTGAACTACTCGACAAGTTAATTAATCGTACGTTCGCAATCATGGCGCGTAAAAACCTATTACCTGTGCCGCCCGACGAAATGCAGGGTATGCAGCTTAAGGTTGAATACATTTCCGTCATGGCACAGGCGCAGAAATCGGTTGGTGTTAACAGCATTGAGCGTTTCGTTGGTTTCGTTGGTGGTCTGGCAAATATGAAACCAGAAGCACTAGACAAGCTGAACACTGACGAAATGATTGATAACTACGCTGAGTCAATCGGTGTTTCCCCAACTATCGTTTCATCCAATGACCAAGTAGCAGCTATTCGCCAGCAGCGTGCAGAGCAACAGCAGCAGATGCAACAAATGCAAATGGCACAAGAGGCTATTTCTGGCGCTCAGGCTCTTGGGAACACACCTATGGATGATAACAGCGCCTTAGCTGCGCTTGCTGGTGGTGGTCAATGACACTGTTTAATGATTACACAGAAGAGGAAAAGGCAGAGATTCAGGCTGATTTAGAGCTTAAAGACAAGCTTAGAAAAGAACGTGAAGACGATGATTTAAAACAGGTTATGAGTACTGAGTTTGGTCGTCGTTTTATCTGGAAAACCCTATCTGCCAGTGGTGTTTTCGAAGTTTCATTTACGCCTGATCCCTATATCACTTCATTCAATGAAGGTAGACGTAATAAGGGATTGGAGCTGTTTAACGATGTAATGAGTGTTTGCCCTGATCTCTATCTGGTCATGGCAGAAGAAGCCAAAGAACAGGAGAACAATCAATGAATTTATTTCAACGCTTACTGTTTCGTCGCCTTTGTAATGAGGTTCCAGTTGATGGCGGTGAGGGTGGCGGCGGTGCGCCAGCGCAAGAGCCAGCACCAGCAAAACAAGATGCGCCAGCAAATGGTGATACTCCTGCGCCTGCAGGTACAGAGCCTGGTAAGGCTAATGATAAGGCCAATACTGAGCCAAAAGGTGATGACAAGAAGCCTGTAAGCGCTGCGCCTGAAAAGTATGAGTTTACGGCTGGCGAAGGTCAGGAACTGGACAAAGAAGCGGTAGCGGCGTTTGAGCCTATCGCGCGTGAACTTGGTTTAAGCAACGAGCAAGCGCAAAAGATTGTAGATGTATACGGCTCTACGATCATGCCGCAAATTGCCAAACAGCAAGAGGCAGCATGGCAAAAGCAAGTAACTGAATGGGCAGAAACGGTAAAGGCAGATAAAGATCTTGGTTCTGTTGAGTCAATCGGTAACGCACAAAAAGCTGTGGATCAGTTCGGTACGCCAGAGCTCAAGCAATATTTAAATGATTCAGGACTAGGTAATCATCCTGAGTTATTCCGTATTTTTTCAAGAATTGGCAAGGCCATGTCAGAAGATGGTTTTGTAAGTGGTAGCAGTGAAAACGCTCTCAGCACTGCGGATGTACTTTTTGGTGATAGCAAATAAGGTATAGGAGAAGATTATGCCTCAAGCTCTAACATTGGCTGACTGGGCTAAGCGACAGGACCCAAACAGCAAGCAAGCGAAGATCGTTGAACTGCTCAACCAGTCTAACGAAATTCTTGATGATATGGTGTTTGCCGAAGGTAACTTACCTACAGGTCACCGTACAACTGTCCGCACAGGTTTACCAGAAGCTACATGGCGTATTTTGAACTATGGTGTGCCGCCAAGTAAATCAACTACTGCACAAGTCACAGACGCTATAGGCATGCTGGAAACTTACTCAGAAGTTGACAAAAAGCTAGCTGATTTAAACGGCAATACATCTGAATTCTTATTGTCGGAAGCGCAAGCGTTCATTGAATCCATGAATCAGCAAATGGCTGAAACGCTTTTCTATGGTGATACAAGTGTACATGCTCAGCGCTTTACTGGATTGTCAGCACGCTTCAATGATTTAAATGCTAAGAATGGTGTAAACATCATTGATGCTGGTGGTACTGGCAGTAATTTAACCTCAATTTGGTTAGTGGTGTGGGGACAGAATACCGTTCATGGCATCTACCCTAAAGGTTCTAAGGCTGGTCTTGAACAGCAGAACTTGGGCGAAGTCACACTAGTCGATGAAAATAACGCTAAATATCAAGGTTATCGTTCTCATTTTAAATGGGAAAATGGATTAACTGTGCGCGATTGGCGTTATGTAGTACGTATCGCTAACGTTGACCTGTCTAAGTTAACCAAAGATCCAGAAGCTGCAGGTGCTATCGATTTACCTGATTTACTGATTCAGGCGATTGAGAAAATTCCAAACCTGTCTATGGGTAAACCTGTTTTCTATTGCAATCAGCAGGTACGTAGCTGGATGCGCCGCCAGATTAAAAACTCAAAGAACGTCAATATTTCTATGCAAGAAGTTGCAGGGAAGAAGGTCGTTTCTTTTGATGAAATCCCTGTGCGCCGTACCGATGCAATTCTCACAACTGAGGATCAGGTGGTCGCTAAGTAAGGTAGGCCTATTGTGCGGTACCTGAATGGGTACCGCTAACTTAATTTTGTTGGGAGTTCGCAACATGATTTTAGATAAAGAAACTTTATTTTCTCTCGACCAAGCAGTAACCGCATCAGCGACTGCGACCAGTATCATTGACCTAACGCCAGTTAAAGGTGATTTCCGTGATATCGGTATCGGTGAGCCGCTGCAACTGTTTGCACAGGTTACTGAGCAGGCAACGGCTGCAGGTGACGCAAAAGTACAAATCGTACTGGAAACATCAAAAGATAAAGCGTTTACAACGCCTGTTGCTATCTTCCAGTCATTTGCTATGCCTATTGCAGACCTGAACGCAGGTAAGCGCATTATCGGTACAGTTCCGCACGGTGTTATTAAGTATCTGCGTCTACGTTACGTTGTCACAGATGGTCCATTAACTGCAGGTAAATTTACAGCGGGTATTGTACTTAACACTGATGCTCATCCTATCTACAACGCCGTAACTAATTAAGGTGTGACATGTCACGATATAAAGTTTTGAAAAAATCATTTATCGCTGGTCGTCTGCTTGAAGTTGGTGAGGAGGTTGAATACAGCGGTATTGCTGGCAGCAACTTAAAGTTGATTGGTGGTGATGATGCTAAACCTGATACTGGCACTATGGTTGATGGGGCTGGTGGTGATACTGGTGAGGTTGTAACAAATACCGCTATTAGTGGTTCAGGCGATACAGTTGAATCCAGCCTTGAATATTTACGTGAACAGTACACGCAGCTATTTGGTAAAGCCCCTCATCACAATATGGGCGCAGATAAAATGCGTACCGCGATAGATGAAAAGCGTAAAGAACTTGGGGTATAACCCCCGATGCTAAAGGGGGCGAAAGCCCCTTTTTCTTTTGGAGTAACTCTAATGGCCTCAGAAATTGAAATCTGTAACTTAGCGCTTAGCCGTATTGGTAATAGCCGATTCATTAACAGCCTTAGCGAAAAGAGCAAAGAAGCGGAGCAATGCAATTTACACTTCAATCATTGCCGTGATACTACGCTATCTGATTTCCCTTGGAACTTTGCCAGTAAGCGCGTTGCTTTGGCTGATACCAATAACCCACCGCCAGACTGGAAGTTTGCCTACAGCTACCCAACCGACTGTTTAAAGGCAATAGCTATTATCCAATCTGGCCAGAAATATCCTCAGCCACATAATGCAATTAATTTTCTTGTGGGTTCGGATGCTGACGGCACAGGAAAACTGATTTACTGCGACCAACCGCAAGCATGGCTTCAATACACTGCGTCAGTCACTGATGTGAACATGTTTGATTCTCTATTCATAGATGCGCTGGCATGGCGTTTAGCTGGCGAACTAGCACGCCCATTGGCATCTAACGCTGGTATCGGTAGTGAAGCATTTCAGATGTACACAATGTCGATTGCTAACGCTGGTGCGCATTCCCTTGATGAATCATCGGAGCCTAACGACTACATGGACCCATTCACAGAAGCGAGGTTATCTTAATGGCCTATAGCATCATTCAACCGAGTTTTTCTGGTGGCGAAATCGCACCTAGTCTTTATGGTCGGATTGACCTAGCAAAATACTCTACCGCTTTACGTAAGTGTGAAAACTTTCTCGTGCGGCAATATGGCGGCATTGAAAATAGACCAGGAACTAAGTTTATTGCGGCGGCAAAATACCCTAACAAGAAATGCCGCCTGATCCCGTTCCAGTTCAGCACAGTACAAACTTACGCGCTTGAAATGGGTGATAAGTACATGCGTGTGATTAAAGACGGTGGGCAGGTACTTTATGCAGACGGTGAGCACAAAGGCGAAATATTCGAACTAGCAACACCATATAAAGAGGCTGACTTATTTAATTTGAAATTTACACAGTCAGCAGACGTAATGACAATCGTACATGCTGATTATCCACCAATGGAACTACAGCGTTATGATCATGACGATTGGAAGCTGGTACCCGTTGAAACGCGCAATGGGCCATTCGAAGATATCAACACCGATAAAGAGCGTAAGCTATATGTTAGCGCCAGCACAGGTGATGTAACGCTGACTGCAACGCATAATATCTTTGGCGCTGAATTAGTCGGTAAGCAAATTTATATTGAGCAGCAGGCTATTGACGCAGTGCCCGTATGGGAAACAGACAAGACGACGAACGTTAGTGATCAGCGCCGTGCTGGTGCTAATTACTATCGGGCTAATACTGCAGGTAAAAGTGGAACATTAAGACCGTCGCATACTGAGGGTATGTCATGGGATGGATGGGGCGGTGATGCGGGTATTCAGTGGGAGTATCTTCACAGTGGTTTCGGCATCGTTAAAATCAATTCAGTTAGTGCTGATGGCTTAACAGCTACGGGTAAAGTTGTTTCATATATTCCATCAAATGCTGTTGGTGAAGAAAACGCTACGTACAAGTGGGCTCGTTCGGTTTGGAATGATGTAGACGGCTACCCAAGTACCGTTATGTATTATCAGCAACGCTTATTTTTTGCTGGCTCTCGTGCTTATCCTCAAACCATTTGGGCTAGTCGTAGTGGGGACTATAAAGACTTTGGTAAGAATAACCCTATTCAAGATGATGACCGCATAATCTACACCTATGCAGGGCGACAAGTTAATGAAATTCGTCACTTAATTGATGTGGGTTCGCTGGTGGCCTTAACGTCTGGTGGTGAGTATCAAATCACTGGGGATCAGAACAAAGTATTAACGCCGAGTAGCTTCTCTTTTTCTTCGCAAGGTGCCAATGGCTGTAGTGACGTTCCACCTATTGCCGTCGCCAATATTGCTTTGTACATCCAAGAAAAAGGTAGCGCAGTGCGTGACCTTGCGTATTCATTCGACGTTGACGGGTACCAAGGCACCGATTTAACCATCATGGCTAATCATCTCTTTCAGCGCCACCAGATTATTGATTGGGCGTTTTCTATCGTTCCTTACTCAATCGCTTGGTGTATTCGCGATGACGGTAAATTGCTTTCATTGACGTATCTCAGAGAGCAGCAAGTATTTGCTTGGGCACCACAAGAGACTGACGGACAATTTGAATCAACCTGCAGCGTCAGTGAAGGTAATGAAGATGCGGTTTACTTCATTGTGTGCCGTAAAGTTGGTGACGGTACTGTGCGTTATATAGAGCGCTTAAGTAGTCGCTTATTTACCAAGACAGAGGATGCTTTCTTTGTTGATTCAGGTCTTAGCTATGACGGAAGAAATAAAGATGAAACTAGCACTGTTCATTTAACCACAATCGATAATTGGACGTACGAAGGTGATATCGCCTTAACCGCCAGCAATGCCATTTTTAAAGATAGCGATATCGGTAACGCTATTCACTTGCCTTATTTTGAAGATGATGAAAACAAAACGCTACGTTGTGAAATTACCGAGTTTATTAATACTCATGCGGTACGTATAACGCCTAATCGTGATGTGCCTGAATTACTACAGGATAAGCCATTAAGCGAATGGGGCTTTGCGCGTTTCCGTTTTGAAGGGCTACAGCATATCGAAGGTAAAACCACCAGCATTCTAGCCGATGCAAATGTATTGCCTCAGCAAAAAGTATCTGGCGGCGCTGTATCATTAGAAGAGCCAGCCGTAGTGGTTCACATTGGCTTACCGTACGTTAGCGATATGGAAACCTTAGATATTCATATCAACGGGCAAGAAACGCTACTCGACAAAAAGAAACTGGTTAAGGTGGCAAGCCTTATTGTCAATTCAAGTCGTGGTATATGGGCCGGTACCGAAAAAGACCGGTTATATGAATATGCTCAACGTGAATTCGAGTTCTACGATAATCCGGTTGATGATGCCACTGGCGTAGTAGAAATTAATCTTGATGCACAGTGGAGCAAAAACGGCCGTGTGTATGTCAGGCAGTCAGATCCATTACCTTTATCAATCCTCGCTGCAATACCGCGCTTAGATGTGGGGGGCTTCTAATATGGCAAAGAGTATTGTTCAAATCGTACCAGCAATATTAGAGCATGCGCAGGCATTGGTACCGCATGTTAGGCAAGCTGATATTGATGAATTCTATGCATTGAACCTATCAACGCCTGAGGAGGTTTTAGCCTCAGGCATTAACCTATCTACAAAATCATGGGCCGCTATTTTCAATGGTGAGGTAGCGGCTATCTTTGGTGTGTCGCCAGCGTCCATCATTGGCGGCGTTGGCATTCCTTGGTTAGTTGGCTCAGATATTTTAGAGAAGCACCAGAAAGCCTTTCTACGCCGCTGTAAGCCCTTCGTTGGCCTAATGCTACAAATCTATCCGGAACTGCTTAATTACGTTGATGAGCGCAATTACATTGCTAAAGCGTGGCTGCATTGGCTAGGGTTCAAACTAGAAGATGCGCAGCCCATTGGTGCGCTTAATTATCCGTTTCATAAATTCACGATGAATGCGAGGGCGAAATAATGTGTAGTCCAGCCATTTTAGCAGGGGGCATTCTAGCCTCGGCAGGTATGCAGGCATATAGCCAATATCAATCAGGCAAGTTTAACGCTGATGTAGCCAACCAAAATGCACGACAGAATGAGCAGGCGGCGAATGATTCAATCAATCGTGGCAATGCCGAAGCGGAGAAGCAGCGTTCACGCACACGGCAATTAGCAGGATCACAAGCTGCGGCAATGTCAGCGAGTGGGCTTGATTTAAGTTCCGCAGGTGCGCTTGATATGTTCGGCGATACTGCGGCAATGGGTGAATTAGACGCTTTAACACTGGTTAATAATGCTAGTCGTGAAGCGTACGGCTTACGCATGCAAGCAGCTAATGACAGACTGCAGGGAAAAATGGCACGCCGTGAGGGTAACTTTGGCGCCGCTACAACATTATTAACTGCACCAATTAAAGCATATGGCGCATATCAATTGGCTGGTGGTACATGGGATCCGTTCTCTGGTACATCTGGCGCGGCGGCTGGTGGTAGTTCAAGTAACAATATGTTTGATATTGCTAAGAAAAGCGGTACCAACCGTTTTGTATTTTAAGGGGTGACATATGCCAACAGTACCAACATATAAAGAACAGCAGGTTAGTTCATCACCTCTGCCAAATAATGGCTTTAGTGTCCAATCTAGCCCTGAGCATTTCGGATCGGGTTTTGGTCAAGTTACTGAGCAATATGCTGGTGTATTCGCAGAAGCGAAGCAACGGGCTAATGTAGCGCTGGCACAAGATGCATCACTGCAACTTAGACAGAAAGCCAATGAATTGATGAACGATCCGCGCAATGGATTACTTGCAATGCAGGGTAAGAATGCTATTGGTAAAGGTTATGAGTTTGAGCAGGCATTTGATAATGCCGCTGGTGAAATAGCAGGAACGTTGCAGGATGATGCAATCAAAAGTATGTTTGCACAGCAAGCAAAAGAAATGCGGTTGCAGTTTAGCTCGCAGGCTAATAAGCATGAAATGGGGCAAATTAAAGCTTACGAACAAGACCAATTCCAAGCAACGTTATCTGTTAATGCGGAGTCAGCCGCTAGTTTGTATGGCGATAACAATGCTTACCTATCAGCAAACAAACAAGTATTCCAACAAATAGAAGAATTTGGGTTTTCACACGGCTGGAGTGATGAGCAGATACTAGCCAAGAAACAGGAGTTTAAAACAGCTACAGCCAAGAGAGCTATTGAAAACCAGATAGGCTCTGATTATATGCAGTTTATGCAGCAGAACGGAGAGCCGTCAGATAACGGTGGTATTAGTCGTTATTATGATAAATCTACCTCATCTTCTAGCAGTGGATCTGCGCGTGGAGTTCGTAATAACAACCCGGGTAACATTAGAATGTCAAAGGATGTTTGGGTAGGGCAAACGGGTAATGACGGTTCGTTTGTGACATTCGCTACGCCTGCACATGGCATTAGAGCTACAGGAAAAAACCTATTATCGTATGCTAGGCAGGGGTATGTAACACCTGAGCAAATCATTACTCGCTGGGCTCCACCTGAGGATGATAACGATACTGAAGGTTATATTAAATTCGTATCTGATTATCTCAATGTTCCTCGTGATACTGTTCTTGACCTAACTGACTTAGATACATTAACGCGTCTATCAATGGCGATAATGATTCAAGAGAATGGACAAGGTGAAGTTAGCAAACTATCTAATGATGATATTTCCAGTGGGATTCAATCAGCGCTTGGATTGGTAAGTTTACCTAGCTCACCGAATGCACCTAAACGCTTAACTGGTTCAGTGGCTTTCGATGCGCTCGATGAGTCAGACCAAGCAAAATACTTGAAGCAAGCTGAGCAAATGGACAAGCAACGCCAACAGCAATTACAAACTGAGCTTGGTACGACTATTTCTGATTCCTATGCGGCATGGGAAAACGGTCTTGATGCACCTAATGCGCCATCTGAAAAAACTATTATTTCTGCTTTTGGTTATGACAAAGGCACTGCAATGATAGCGGATATGCAAGAAGCGAAGCGCTATGCTGGATTGATATCAGCAGCTAAAGATATGACTCCACAGGCTCAGCGCTCATTATTAAATAGCATTATGCCGGATCCATCTGAAAGTAATTATGCAAGTAAAATGCAGCGCTGGGAAAAATTCGGTAAGTTTGTTGATAGCAATATCAAGGCACAAGAAAAGGTATTTTCTGCCAATCGCCTGCAGTTATCTATACAGAATAACTTCCCGCTAGATCCTAACGATAAAAGCAATCAAGATGCAGCTGATAACTATTTTACTAACAATATCGAATCATCATTCAATATTCGAGATGAGAATAGTTTAAATGCTGTAGCTGAAATATCCAGCCGTACGGGAATTATTCCATCGCAAATAAAATCAAAACTAGTGACTGGTTCAACATCTAAAAACCCTGAGTTAGTCATTCCAATGGCTAAAATGTACGGGCAAATATTTGATAATAATCCGTCTGCGATTAATGGTCTATCTACTGATGCCATGGCTTACTATGGAAAAATATACGATTTAACTCGCTCAGGTATGGATAGTGAAAAAGCCATAGATATTGCATACAACCTAACCTATGAGCAGAACGATAGAACCAAAGCCATTATTGCTGAACAGATGCGTGATAAGAAATACAGCAAAGAAAGAGAGAAAGCGGCACAAGGCAACATCAATAGTTTCTTTGCCTTAGGTGGTTTCTCATCGCCGAATGTTACCAAGCCAAGTGTTAGCAACCGTGAATATATGCGAGATTACCAAACGCTCTATGATGCAAACTTTGCTAGTACTGGTGGGGATCCTGATTTAGCTAAAAAAATGACGAATGCTCAGGTTAAAAAAACATGGGGTGTCACTTCAATCAATGGTAAAGATGAAGTTATGCGTTATGCGCCTGAGGCTGTTTACGGTACCAATGAGAGCGGCGCAGGTAACTGGATCATAGGCCAATGGCGTGAAGAGCAAAAACAGCTTAAATCTAAAGTGTTCGGCGGCATGCCTGATGATGCAGAATTTGTTTTAGTTCCTGATGCGGTGACTGCTCGTGATTACAGTTATGCAATTATGTTGAAACAAACTGGCAGCGATAACATCCCTGTATTTACACCTTTCCTTGGTGATAACGGTATGCCGTCACGCTTTAAGCCTGAACAATCATCATCACCAATGTACCGTGAAGTTATGGATAAGCGGCAGAAAACATACCAAGAAGCAAAAAAAGAGCGTGAGATATTAGAAGGTAACGCCAAACCTGAGCCTATTGATTATGGTTTCAGCAACACACTTAACACCATGTTCGGGAGAGAATAATCATGCCAATTTATGAAATGAACCCAAGTGATGTAATGGGTGCTGATATTGGTTCAATTAAACAACCTGAACCACAATATGGTGAATCAAATGATGTTGGCATTCTTGATGCTGCAAACCCTTTCAGTGATAAAAATGAGGTTTCTAAGCTGCGTGATGCTGCGTTTCGTATTGATAACTCAGTAGGTAGTTTAATAGCCACCATGCCTTTTAATCAGTTCGAAGATCAGGACGGTTATAACCCATTCGACGATGAACGCACATTAACAGGATATGAAGATTTTGCAGACGCATTTATTCACTCTAAATCACCAGAGGAAACATCAGCAATAAAACAGCGTATTAATAGACAAATTCAAGATAGGCAATTGCTGCAAGATGCTGGTGGAGCTGGATTAATTTCAAGCATAGCTATGGGGGTAATTGATCCTATCAATGTAGCAGCAATGATGGTACCAGCAGGCACTATTGCGCGTGGCGGTGATGTATTAGCAACAGCAAGTAAATTTGCCGTATCTAATGCACTTGGTGGCGTTGCTTCTGAATTAGCTTTATCTGCTACACAAGAAACGAGAACACTTGAAGAAAGCGCGTTGAACGTAACGTTTGACGCTATGTTAGGCGGTTTGCTTGGCTCGGCGGCTCAGTTGGTAAAAAACAGAGGTCAGATAGTTAGTAAATTGAAAAACGATGTGTTAGGTGATCAGCAGACAGTACAACAAAACACTCCTGATAATACTAGTGTAGGTGCTATGGAGGTGCCTGATACCACATTAGAACAGGAAACATTGAAAGGTCCATCATTTATTAATAGAACAATGAATGTTAGCCCTGTTGGTCGCGTGGCTCAATCACCATCAAAAACAGCACGGCAAATTAACCAGCAGCTTGCAGAGAATAACTTTACCTTTGCAAAAAATGAAGAGGGCATTGCATCGTTTACAGCGGTAGAAACCAAGGTAAGAGGATATGAAACGCTTGTTTATAAGCAAGTTGAATCAACCAAAGACTTTTATAAAACCTATCGTAAAATGGCTAAAGAGCGCGACGGTAGTCGATTAAGCCTATATGAATTCAGTGAGCAAGTTGGTGATGCTATGCGTAATGGTGATCGCCATGCAATACCAGAAGTCGCTGAGGCAGCAAGAGCCGTGCGTCCTATTGTTGAAAAGACTAAGGATCGCATGGTGGAGCTTGGCATCTTGCGTGAAGGGGTAACTGTATCAACAGCAGAGAGCTATTTTCCTCGCATTTATAAGTTCGACAAAATATTGAATGATCGGGCTGAATTTAGAAATATTATTGCTGATTGGTTACAGGAAATGAACCAGCGCACTGTATATAAGGCTGAATCCAGTCTAGCTAAAGCTGACGCAGGTATAGAACAGGCCAGAGCATCCGCGCCACAAGCAGAAAAGTTGAACACTGAAATAAAAGAGGCTGAACGCTGGTCTGGTAAAAAACAGCTTTTAATGGATGAGATAGAAAAGAACCGCAAATTAGTTGCAGAAAAAGAAACTGTTACAGCCGAAATTGAAAAGCGCAAAGCTAAAAAGCCAACTAAAAAACTTGAGCAATTAGAGCGTAAACTTATGCGTATTGAAGAGGCTGAAAATAAACTGTCTTCTTATCAACGTTCTTTAGACATTTTAGACAAGCCGCGTCAGTTTAGAAATGAATATCGCCAATTAACACGTAAAGCCAACTCACTGGCTCGATATGATAATCGTCGTCATGCAGCATTGCGTAGAATGGAGCCATTAGCACGTGAAGAAGTTGAGGCGGCAGCAGATGATATTATTAATAAAATTATAGGAGCACCATCTGGCATCGTACCCAGTGAGCTGATCCCTGATGGTTTAACAAAGCGCGCAGGTTTCACTAAATCACGTACGTTAAATATTCCTGATGAGCGTATTAAAGACTTTTTAGAGTCAGATGTTAACTACGTAATGGAAAATTATATTCGCCAAGTTGCACCAGAAATAGAGCTTACCGCACAGTTCGGGCGCGTTGATATGGACGCACAAATCAAGGCCATTACCAATGATTACAATACGTTAATTTCTGAGGCTAAAACAGCTAAAGAGCGAAGCAAGTTAGAAGCTAGAAGAGTAGCTGATTTAGAAGACATTCGCGCTATGCGTGACAGATTATTAGGCACCTATGGCGCACCTAAAGATCCATCAAGTTTCTTTGTTAGGGCTGGTCGCATTGCTCGTCACGTTAACTTCTTACGTTTACTTGGTGGCATGACAATTTCATCATTGCCAGATATGGCCAGACCGATTATGCAGCATGGTTTGCGTAGCGCATTAAAACCATTGGGTAAAATGCTAACTGACATTAGCGCAATGAAGATTGCTAAAGCTGATTTGCGTGAAATGGGGATAGGCCTTGAATATGCGTTGTCTAGCCGCTCTAAAGTTATTGCTGACCTTAACGATCCTTATGCTCGCCGTACTTTTATTGAACGTGGTTTAGAATGGTCCTCACAAAAGTTTGGTAATTTCACACTGATGAATCAATATACAGACACAATGAAGATGTGGACTGGTGTTGTAACGCAATCAAAGATACTCAGAGCTGCGCAAGAGGTTGCGGCTGGTAATGCATTAAGTAGCAAAGAAATTAAAAAGTTGGCGCATCTTGGCGTTGATAAAAACATGTTAGAGCGCATAGCTCAGCAATACTCAAAGCATGGTGAAGATTTAGACGGCATGTTAACGGGTCATAGTCACCTGTGGGATGATCGTGTAGTACGTGAAACTTTCCAAGCGGCGGTATTGAAAGATGTTAGAACGACTGTAATCACACCGGGTATTGGTGACACACCTAGATTTATGAGTAGTGAACTAGGTAAGATTGTGATGCAGTTTAAAACGTTTTTCTTTGCTACCCACAATAGGGCGTTAGTGTCTGGTATTCAGTCTGGAGATGCATCATTCTACTACGGTGCATTGTTACAAATTTCATTGGGCTCATTGGTCTATGTATTAAAATCAATGCTTGCAGGACGTGAAATTAATGCTGATCCTGCTAACCTTGTGAAAGAGGGTTTAGACTGGTCAGGTATGATGGGTTGGTTAGGCGAACCAAATAATATAATTGAAAATCTCAGTGGTGGCACTTATGGGATGAGCGCTTTATTTGGAGGCCCACCAGCATCACGTTATCAAAGTCGCAATAGTATATGGTCTTTAGCTGGCCCCACATTTGACATGGGAGGGGATATTAAAAACATCATAGCTGGTGTGTTTAATGGTGAGTTTGATGATAGAGAAGTTAGATCAGTAAGAAAACTGTTACCATTTCAGAACCTTTTCTATTTATCACCGTTGCTTAATCAGGTAGAAGATAGCTTAAAGTAATTTCAGTTAGCTAAAGCAATCCCGCTTTTGCGGGATTCATTAAGTTTATTGAGCTTCCCACCCTCTATTCTTAGGTAGAGTAAATGGCTCATTTTTGTTATTAGGAGTAGGGTTTGTTTTGGGTATTTTTGGTTGAGATATATTATTTTTACCATCATAACATGCAGTAATTGTAGTCACGTCATAAATAGACCCATCTTTGAAATAGTATTCATATTCTAATTCACCCCCAAGATTAACAAATGCTTTAGTGTTACTATCGTTACAAACTGATTTCGCAGTGACTTTTTTGCTTAATTTCCTTGCTTTGTCATAAAAGTATTTATCGTTGTCATATAGTTCATTAAGAGTATCTTTATTATATGCAAGTGAAGCACTTATGATAACTCTCCTTTTTTCGGATTTGACATTGGTGACTTTTAAGTTTTCAGACAACGTTATTGGTAGCGCTTTTTTCATATTGTCAGCAAATTTTTTTGCGGCATTACACATATCTTCATTTATTAAATTGGGTGTGCATTGATCATCTGCAAACGCAACCATTGGAATAGACAGCATGGTCATTAGTAATAATTTATTCATCTTAGTTTATCCACGTCTATGTTCAGCTTATAACGATATAGTATATTAAGCAGTTGTTTTTTTATGTCGTCAAGATTTTGCTAGTAAGGAATAGAGGTATTAATGAACCAGATTATTTTCATTGTGATACTGTCGGCGTTATTTCTGATTTACTCTTATTTTTTTGATAAAAAAGGATCTGGGATGGAAACTCAATTGCGTGCTATTGCGTGGTTTGGGTTTATTATTTTCGGAATTGTACTGATTGGAAGGGTCATATGAAATATCTCATCTTAACGGTGGTGCTGTTATTTAGTATCAATGCGTATTCTTATGTGTATGGCGGTAGTAATTTTTATGGCAGCAATTATCCATCATTTAATGATATTGAACCAAGTAGGCCATTTACTGATGATCAGTTTTCTTGGCAAAATTACAAGAATGAAGTTGAGCGATATGTAAATGAAGCCAAAGAATATGCTGATAATGCAAACAATGATATTCAGCGGATTCAAGAAGAAAAATCAAGAGCTATAGAAAGTGCAAATAGAGTGGTCGATGAGTACAACAGAAACGTTCGCGGATATTAATAAAAGCCCCTCGCAAGGGGCTTCATTATATTAAAATACTGGTTTTGACTGAGTTAAAATATAGTCAGCGTGAGCCTCAATACTGGCCAGTCGCTTTTGACACTCACGGATAGTATGAGCCATTACTTCAAGCTCACGGAACGCCCCAGAAACAGCGTGACCATTTTCAGCAAGTTCGATTAGTAACGCATATATCTGCAGCTTCTTAGATACGTTATTGTAGGAGTCACTTGTTAATATTGGCAGCATGTCTGAAGGCATAACATTTTCATTTGTGTAATGGTACTGATGCTTCCTCATTGCACTCATGATCATTGGTATGCACTTCTCAGCAATTTCATTAGCGGCGTTTGCCTCGGCATTTTTTTTGCTGCGTATTGCATCCCTTGCACCTAGTGTTGTTTCTACACCAGTGCCAACCAAATCAGCTAGCGTAGCGTTATCACTTTTAGGGTCATACTTACCAGTCTTGCGAATTGAGGGGAGTATTTCATTGGTTACCCATTTTCTGAAGCGGTAGGGTAGTGAACCTTTAGTCACAGCATCACGGCAACGAAGGATTAAAGTATATAAGCCTGATTCAGATATAAGTTTAACTTTTCTGTTTTGTTTCACTGAGTTAGAGCTGGTGTAAGTTAAGCTTACGTCAGCTATTTCATCATCATCTAGGGCTTTTAGTGCCATTCTTGAATTGGTTAATCGGAGGGTGTCGCAAATATCTTTAGCAATGAACCAAGGTTCACCTTTAATAGATACAGCTCTAACTTGTGTGGATGCTTCGAAATTAAATGATAACGGACTTAATTGATTTGTCATGATGTTCACCATAGTAGGTTAGGTTAACACCACCGCAGAGACCAATCTGTTGGGTGGTGAACTGTACGAGGTTGGTCTTACCGGACATCATGACGCATTAACCGGCGCATCTTTCGATGCCCCCGTACAGCCCACCATTGAATAGATGTGACTGTACTAACAAAAAAACCGCAATCGCGGTATGTGCGACAAGATGTTTTAAGCAGGAGACCAATCCCGACACCAGATTTTGCTGGTGTATATTCACTATGGCGCAAAATTTAGAAGATGTAAATTACCAAATTGTTTATGTTATGGCAATTTTTTATTTGGGATGATAAACGAAAAGATAAACAGAATGGTGGGTTATTCAGGCGTGCCCTGGTTGGTTAGGAGCCATTTGTCATGATGTATGTCTGCATCAGTAGGGAATGGATTAATATTTCTACTAAGCGTGAACCGAAAAACTTCTTGAAGGTAAATTTCTATTAATTCAGGCTTCTTGATTTCTTCGTGAGCATTTTCAGGTATTAAATCATAAACAATGGCGTCTCTATGTTCATTCACAGAATAAACAATGAAAGCATTACTGGTAGGTATTTTAAAATGACGGCGAATAGGATCGCCTTCTGGTGAGTCATTAGCTGCAAGCATATCAGCCCATTCATTCCAGCATTCTTCTCGCCAAGTATAAGTATCTTCTAAACCCTTTGGCGGTAGGTATTTACCCATGTTCACATGCACATGTCGGAGGTGGTCTCTAATTGCTGCGTCAGGGTCGGTGCATAAAACATCCTTACCAAACACATGACTAGGGCCCATCCTCCAGTAGTCAGAAAACGCTACGAAATATAATTCATACTCAGGGAACTGCTTACAAAGCTCAACAAAACTAGGGTGTTTAAATACTCTTCCACAGAATTTATATAGCTTCTTCGAGCTCGTACCCGTCATAACTTCTCCGTAAGATTTCTTCCCTAGATTTCATTATTTCAGTAATTCTTTCATCTGATAATACTGGCAGGTCGTTAGTAGCTCTTGATACGTAACCTTTCATTACGCAATTCAGAGTGGTTTCTAATTGTCTTTTTTCTTGAATGTCATCACTATACATATTAACCCCCAAGTTATCATGTGTTGATTTCCTGAGATTTTCTATAGTACAAACTCATGGTTGTCATTTGAGTTCATATTTTTATGAAGAGCGTCCGAAAATGCTTTTGATTGTTCCTTTGTCATTATCGGTTTAGTAAAATCACGTTGCTTTGTCATTTCAGCAGCTAAAATTCTAGAACCTTTTTCGAGCAACTGTTTCTGCTCATCAGTCCTTCGAATTGTTTTTCGAACTTTATCTTTAATCTGTTTTGACATAACTGATTAACCTCTGTGGTTATTGCTATTATGCACCTATTTTTAAAGTATTGCTATACAGATTGTAAACATTGTCTAATACATAAACAAAAAAGCACCTATATGTAGGTGCTTTAATTATTCATATATGGTTATTTATTTAACTCTTTCCGTATGTAATCAATGTGGGTAATTATATTATCTTTAACCTTCAAACTCAGATTTATGTAATTCATCATTGCTGTAATTTCAATGAGCGCCGCGCTAACGTCACATCCTTCACTATCCAGTTTTCTTAGTAGTTCTTCTACATTCGACTTACTCATCAACTCCTTTATTCCAGTTTCGGTATTAACTTTTTCTGCATAGTTATCGGGTGCTGGGAAATTAATTACATCTTTCATATTAACTACCTATGTGATTTAAGGAGCCTATACAGTAACTGAAAAATCATTACTAATGTTTATCTTTTTATATTTAAAAGTAAACAATATTCCGTTAAGGAATTTTAATGGCTATCATACACCAACGTAACCGAGTGGAGAATAGCCATGACTGTTTCAACTGAAATCAGCAGTAATGAATATACAGGAAACGGTGTAACAACCGATTTTGATTATAAGTTCAGGATTTTTAAAGCAAACCAATTAAGCGTTATTACGTCAGACGCTGACGGTGATAATGTTGTATCGCTCAAAATGGGCACTGATTACACGGTAACAGGCGCTAACAAGTCGGCTGGTGGAAAAGTAATCTTAACTAGGCCGCTTGCCAACGGGCACAAAATTAGCATTGCCCGTGACATCCCAATCACACAAGAAACCTCATTCCGCAATCAAAGTAAGTTCTTTGCAAAAACGCATGAGGATGCATTTGATTACCTCACCATGATTATTCAGCGCATTTGGGGAGGCCTTGGGTCGTTATACCTAAAGCGCCCAAACATTCTATCTAACTGGTTCGATGCCAAAGGCTATCGCGTTGCTAACCTTGGCAAGCCAAAGCGTGACAGTGATGCGGTTGATTTAGGCACATTAAAGGATGAAGTCAGTGGTGTTAACAGCACGATATTAAAGCGTGAAAAACGTTTGTTGCGTGTTGATGATATGGATATCGCGGCACTACCAAAAACGAGTGAACGCGCTGGTAACGTGCTCACGTTTGATAAAGATGGTAAGCCTATTGTTGTTGCGCCTGCTAGTGGTAGTGCGGTTGATGTGCTGAACCAATTAGCTAAACCAATTGGTGCTATTTTAATTGGTGGCGTTGTATTGGAGTGCAGTTCAGTTTCCGATGCAGTACAAATTTTAGGGATAGATGAAGGTCGTAAAGTAAGAACCTACAAATATAATGTTGATGTGATTACTGACTGGGTTTATACAAAAACAAAGCCTACGGGGAGCCAATTTTATATTGATGCAATTGATGGTTACTTGGTCTTATTAACTCCTAATTTCGCCTCGGCAGGGATTATTGAAGGTGCATATGACCCGCAATCAGCAGCGAATAATCGTAATGTCATACAACGACTTGTTCGTGATGAGCGGTTTGATAATTTCAGTTTTGGCTGTGTTGGTCTTTTTTATGTTCTCGGTTCAATACACCCACTAAGAGATAACATAAAAATAAACCATGAAAAGGGGATTACACTATTTGGTCGATACAATGACCCAGCAATCTCACCTGATATCATGGGATTAAATGCGGGGCAAATGTGGGGCTTTGCACATTACAAAGACCCAGACTCACCAGTGTGGAACGACGATAATTATGTCATCACAAAAGTAACAGAAAATGTCACATACATTTTAGATGGTGAAATCGGCACTGAATATAACGAAATACACTCAGCGAAGCATAATAACAATCCGATAGGATGGGCTAAAAGTTATAACTGTCATGTCATTGGTCGTGGCGGGATTGTTTGTTCAGACCATAAAGGTGTTACTTTTGATTTAGATGCTGACATGTGCTCAATTGATATTGAATACGTTAGAAACACGAGTAATGCTCCTGTTCAGATGAAGTGTATCGATAGTGGTTATGGCTCAATAAAAGTAAATAGTGTAAGCAATATACTTTTTGACGGTGGGATAACAAAGTCTGTTGTGTGGTGTCAGGGCGGTAGTCATGATGTGTCAGTAAATAAGTTTGAATGGGACGGTACTGTTAAGCCTATTCTTGTTTATGCCAATGGGTGTGAAGAGGTGAACATAAATGCGGGGGTGGTTAATGGCGTGTCTCAAATATGCAGACAGCTAAATACTAGTGTTGTCAGAATACACAGTGCGAAACCAAAAAATACCGATAGCATATTAAATAAAGCAGAGAATACAGCTGGTTTAGTAAAATCAAGTGAAATACGAGGTGTTAGGGCGTTAGATAATACTCTTACAAGTGTATTTTACGATGAGACAAAGTTGGCATCTCAGCAAGATCAGGTTGTTATTGTCGATAATGACTTTAGGAAAGGCTCCCCATCTCTTTTATATTTTAAAGGTAAGGAAACTCAGAACATACCTAGGCTGTGGGATGTTAGAAATAATATTGATCCTGACGGCCTTATCAATTTTTCAGACTGGAACCTACTCGTAGGTCAAAGCAAAACGCAAACTGTATCCGCGTCAAACTTCACAATTACAGTAAATCGCCGCTTTGAAAATATCTCAGTCAGTCTTTCAGAGTCAGCAACGGCAAGATTTTTAAATATTAATTTGAAAGCTCATTTACTAACAACAGTCACAGTGTCATACCCAATAGGGAATACTTCACTTGTAGTTTCACGGAGTGGAGATAACTTAACGTTTTCTTTAAATGCAGGAACAATAAATTTTTACACGCTAAGTTAAATTACCAATAATCCACAATCGGTTTTTTGTTTATTTTTTTATGCTGTAGTATCATGGTTATTTCTCAACCATGGTGCTACACATGAATGAAAATGCCACAGCGGTTACAGGTCTAAGCATTGCATCCTTTCTAGGTTACTTTTCAGGATTGCCCCCTGAGGTTGTGATGGGGGCTATTCTTGGCGCTATTTATTTCACTACAGCAGCAACAGAATTCTCTTTCGCTATCCGTTCAGTATTCGCTATTCTCAGCCTTGGGGCTGGCTTACTATTCTTTAGTCCTTTCGCTACCATCTTCGTTTCAATGACGGGTCTAATCGGTGTTAAACCTGATGCATATAACATTGATAGTCTTGACGCTCTTGGGGCTTTCGTCGCCTCTCTTCTATCTGTAAAACTCAGTATCAAACTGTACAAGAAAGCTGATATTCCGAAAGGAGGTAACGGCCATGACGTACGATAAATTCATGCTTATCACCAATGCCTTTGTTTGTTTAGTTATGTTCTTACGCGGCCTTTATTTTGTGAGAAATGGCAAAGGGTATAGCAAGCTTGGTGGTTGGCTGGCTTATGCATTTCTAGGGTACTCAATATCAGTACCAGTCTACTCCTATCTCGATCCTAGCTATCAAGCAGGTATTCAAAACTTAATTCCTAATTTATTTCTTTGTGCTGCGCTATTTGCTAAGCGCGGCAATGTCATGCAGTTAATTAAAAAAGTGGGGTGATCCTAATGTCCATGGTAGATAAACAAAATAGATTTACTGGAATGGTGGCTAAGTTAATTATCTTTGCTCAGGCGAATGGCTACCAGTTAACTTTTGGTGAAGCATTTCGCACGAAAGAACAGGCGGCATTAAACGAAAAGTCAGGTAAAGGAATTAGTAAAAGCTTGCATACAGAGCGCCTAGCGGTTGATTTTAATTTATTTAAAGATGGTAAGTGGTTAACTGCCTCCAGCGATCACAAGCCACTTGGTGAATACTGGGAATCAATTGGTGGCAGCTGGGGCGGTCGCTTTAATGATGGTAACCACTACTCATTGGAACACAACGGAGTTCGCTAATGAAAAAAATAGCCATTGCATTATTTGCGCTGGCTGTCTCATTTGCCGCTGGTTTTATGACTAGCGGCATTTTTTCTGATAACAAGCAAATGACGAAACAGATTGCAGGGCATCAGGAAGATGAGAAAGACCTAGCGTTTAACATCGACAAGCGAAAGCAGGCTGACGAAGAACAACAAAATAGGGTGGTGATATACAATGAACAGAAAGAACGTGCTACGATGCGCACAGACGATTTGCTTAAGCGTGTTCTTAATCACTTTGACAGCGTGCAGCTCGAAGCCAGTGCCAAGGAAACAAAAACTAATGGTACCATTGACGCCGATACCTGCCGAACTGAGAGAGCAAAGACCAGTGAACTTTCTCGACAACTACGAAGCACACTTGAAGTCTATGGGCGTGAGTCGAATCGTGCCGATGAAAACACAAGGGCTCTTAATTTATGCATTACCGACTTAGCAGCAAAAGAAAAATTACTCGAATCGTACCGATAGATTATTGTACAAATATTGTTCACTTTTCATTATGACGGTATTGGTGACGGTATCATAACCCACTAGGTTAACTCTGATTTATATAAATCAATAGGTTACGTAATTCATAAACAATTGAGTGGGAATAATATAGTTATTGTTGATAACAGTTTTTAGTTGTCGATAAATCCAAAGGCATCAGTTAGTTACTGGTGCCTTTTTGTTTTTTGGTGACGAGTAGGTCATTTTACTTTGGTTAAGTGATGATCACTTTATTGATTAATATGCTTATAGGTGGAACTGGAATGAAAAAAGTAACAATGGTTATAATAGATGCTCTTAGATTTTTAGGTAACCTAAAAAGCACTTCAATAGAGTACTCGTAAATACTATATCTGTGCTTCAATGACGTCTATCGTAACGGTAATAAAATGGATATTAGGTCAATATATACTTATCGATGAGGGATAATAAATATCACCTAAAGTGGTATTTTTGAAGCCATGCTGTAGCAATAATAAATTTTTACCTGATTACGAATTTTAAAACTTTTATAAAATGATGAGAGATAATTTTAATGAGGGGAAAGTAGGGCTTACTGATATATTAAATTCAGTTAGATATTTAATGCATGATTGAGCAACAGGATTATAAAGTAAAAGCAATCCGTCTATAACGGATGCTTTTACTTTACGCTAGGGATAATAATTTTAGAATTGATACACTAACCCTAAGCCAAGCACGTTATCAGTATTCACTTTGTAATGGTCAGTAAAATCATTATCGTTTAACAAGTTGATTTTATAATCGATAACAGCACTCAAATTTTTATTAAAGTCATAAGCTGAGCCGATGGCAATATAATTCACTAATTCTTTATCCCCAAAGTTGCCTAAGTTTTTACCTTTGGAATAGTTATAGCCAATTGATGGGGTTAGACCGAAGTCAAAAGAATATAAGGCCACCACTTCAAGATTCTGAGTTTTATTTGCTATTGACTCCATATCATCATTACCAAAACGGCTCATATTAAGTGTTTGGCCATACATGACGGCGAGATAGAGGTCTTCGTATTCAAATTTCCCTCCTACGTTCCATGCTTCGGCGCGTTTACCCGTTGCACTACTGGTTGTGGCATCTTTTTGTTTTGGTGTGCGGGAAGATGAGGAGTAACCACCGCCAAGGGAAATACCATAACCTAATTCATAAGCAGTCGATAAGCCAAAACCATCGCCGTTATCGGTTAATTCATCTCCGGATGATAGGTTTTTTTCACCATTTTTACCCTGATATTGTAGTGCGAAGCTTAAACCGTCAATGTAACCAAAAGCATTATTATTGCGATAAGTGAGTAAATTGCGGTTACGGCTTAGCATGTAATTATCTTCTTGATCCATCGTATCCGCTCCCCAGAGTGGTAATACGTCTGTCCAAGCATTGGTATCATAAATAACACCATAATTGCGGCCATAATCAAGGGAGCCGTAATCTGCAAATTTTAAGCCTGCATAAGCTAAACGATTGCTATTTTCTTCAGTTGATTCCGATTGGTTAGTTTTCGTTTCCCATTCAAAACGCCCAAAGCCAATGAGCTGGTCGGTGATTTGCGAATCACCTTTTAGCCCTAGTCTGACACGTGAGTCGTCACCATCTTCGCCACTACGGTTTTTGGCAATATGATGGCGGACATCAATTTGTCCGTATACATCAAGTTTATTACCATCTTTATTGTACATTTCAGCGGAGTTAGCAACATTGACAGTAAGTAGTGTTGGAATAATGAGTGTGAGTAATTTGTACTTCAT